AGAAAGTATTGGTGGTGGTAACCTAAAGAAACTTGCTAAGAAAGCAACCAAGAGAGTTGACTCTAATGTAGATGGCACTGTAAACAGCAGTGACATGAAGGATCCTGATGTTGGTGAATTTGTACCTGGACCAACTGGTAGTAAGGTAAAGACTAAGGCAAGATTTGAGAGTTGGAGAAGTGACCTCTCACCTCTGCTTGAAAGAGCTATGACAGCAAAGGATAAGGATGAGGAAGATAGATTAAAAGATAAGTATGATGACTCCGATATGAAGGAGAATATGATAAAGCAGTATGGTAAAGAAGAGGGTGAGAAAGTTTACTATGCTACTATTCGCAAGAAAGCAATGGCAGAGGCAAAGTCCGATGAAGGACTTTCTGCTGATGAAAAGGAAAAGGTTCGTAATAAGAGAAATACTCCACCAGGAGAAAAACTTTCATTTGACACCAGAGTATTTTTGACTAGAAAACCTGGAGAGTCTCAGGATAATGCTAGAGGGAGAATGCGTAGGGTAGAGCATGAGAAGGCAAGAAATGTAAAGAAGGAAAGACCAGAATCTCCTGCACGTAAAAGAGCAAAGGATCAAATCAAGAAAGTGCTCGGAAAGAAGGGTGTGATTGTTGCAGCATATGAATTTGATGCTCAGACTCTTGAGGAGAAGAGAACTTCCAAGTTCTTCCCTAATGCTGAAGATCCATTTGGTTCTTCAGATAAGATGAAGAAACGCAAGGGAATTATCAAAAATAAGGGTGCTGGATATAAAGAAGGTCAAGCACTTAAGCAGACCATCTTGAAGAAAGAGGGTCGTTCTGGTGAAGTAGAGAACAAGCCTACACAGAAAGACGAAATTAGAGCAAGAGGAAATCTTAAAGTTCCAACCCCTAAGCAGGTCTCTGATAGAAAGAAAGCAAAACTTGAGAAGGCATTTAACAAATCTGCAAAAACTCCAGACCATGTAGATCGTAAGGAGCAACTAAAGAAGAATCTCAGTAAAACTAGTTCTTCTGTGGATAAAGGCATGGCAAAAGCAGCAGATGACATTATGAGCAGAGCTGCTAAGAACCCCAAGTCTGTTGGACCTGAATCTAAGAGAGCAGCATCTAGAGTCTTGGGTGGTGATAAGTCAGACAATGCTGAAAGAGTCGGTGCAGGTAGGCAACCATCTAAAAAGGAAAGAGTAAAACTCAATCTTAGTAGAGACCTTGCTAAGTCTGGTGTTTCAATGAAAAACGACCGAGATGGCGACCAATCTAAATTCTCATTTAAGAGAGTTAAATTGGATGACACCACAAAGGGTGGAAACGTAAAAATTGTTAAAGCTGCACAAGATAAGAACAATAGTCCCGATAGAGACGAAAGGTCTAAACCAAAAAGACAAGTCAATAAGAAAATGGGTCCACTAAGTGAAGAGTATCTATCACTTTATGAAGATGTTATTGCAGCACTATTAGATTCTGAGTATGCACTTAATGAAGAGTCTGCAAATAACTTGTTTGACTCTATGACTGAAGATGCTCTTACTGTAATTACTGAGCAGTATCTAGAAGAAAAAGCAAGGGGCACTAGAAAGAAATCTACTGCTCACATCTATGACATGGATGAGACCCTATATGGGCATGACCACTCCAAGGTAAGAGTCCACGTCAATGATAAGTCTGGTAAGAGAATTCAGAGTCTGAGCAATCAGGAATTCAATACTCACAAACTAGATAAAGATAAGGGTCATAAGTATGACTTCTCTGAGTTCGGCAGTTCAAAGACTTTCCAAAAGTCTGCGAAACCACTTAAGAAGATGATTAAGCATATGAAGAGACAGAAGGCAAGAGGATATGATACCCATATCGTCACTGCACGTTCTGACTTTGATGACAAGAAGCATCTTGCGAAGCAACTTAAAAAGCATGGTGTAGACATCACACCAAACAAGAAAGGAACACACACTCACCTACACCGTTCTGGTAATGAAGAGGGTGATGATGTAGGTAAGAAGAAGCAAAGAGTTCTTTCAAGACTTGCTAAGAGACATGGATACAAGAAAATCCACATGTATGATGATGCTGAGAAAGTCCATAAGGCAACTCATGGAAAGACTCCTGGCACTAAAGTCAAAGGACATATGGTAAAACCAAATAAAAAAGGTGAGGTCACTTCCCGTCCTTACAAACCTACCAAACCTGGAACTGGTAGAAATAATAATAGTAAGAAATAACTCGTCCCACATGGCAGAACCCACTCTGCCACTGAGAATAACTAAACGATAAATATAATTATAACGAAGGTAAAATCAACTACCCTAGAAAGATGAATAGAGAAGACTTAGGTGCGCTGAAAAATTTGTATGAAGGTTTAAATAATTCACCTTCATCCGAGACAGATAAGCCAACCGTAACCAAAACAATTCACACAGGTTTGGACATTTACGAGTCCCAAATCCAAAGTACATCTACTGAGGAGCCTGTATCTAATGTGCTTTCGGAGGGGGTTGAAACTGTCACTAGAATTTCAGAACCAACACCTTCGACAACTCCTTTAAAAAATACTACAGGAACTTTTTCTGAGGCATCATGGGGAACCATGTCCACAGTAAAGGATATTGCAAGTATCTATTCTAATCTTTACGAGAAGAAAGATCAAGATAAAGATGGTGATAATGATTTTGACGATATTCGTATTGCAAGAATGATTGCTTCTGGTATGTCCAGAGAAGAAGCAATGAAGAAAGTCAAAGAAGATCCTAAAGGTGACGAAGTAAAAGAAGAAATTGAGAATGTAGATGAAGTCTACGCTGGCAGGCACGGTCAGACTGACAAACAGTATGCTGCCTCCCGTTCACAGGGTGGCAAGATGATTTCTGGTGATGACAAAATGAGTGGTGCTGAATACACTCACGGTCGTAGAGTCAAGGCAGCAAACCCTGGTATGCAACCTGATGTAGGTGGCAAGACCAAGCCCAAGTCCCAGGGTAAAATGGACAGAGGTACAAGAGCAGACCTCATGTACCGCAAAGCAAATCTTAAGAAAGCAAACGAGGAAACTGAAATGGCAAATGAGTACGAAGTCTACAATGTAGTCTCCACTTATCTCCTAGAGAATAATTTTGCAGAATCACAAGAAACTGCTGATGCAATCATCGAAAACATGAGTTCTGAGTGGGTAGAGCAAGTTATCGAAGAATATAACGAGTATGTTGATGAGTACAACCTCTTCCTTGAGGAACTTGATTCAGTTGGTGTTGACCTCGATGAGTGGACTGATGAGGAGCTAGAAGAGGCATATAAGAAGCTTCCATTCCGTAAGATGGTCAAGCAGGCAAAGAGAACTGGTAAGTCCCTAGACGACGTTATGAAGGTTGCTAAGGACCACAACCCATCCAGAGTGAAGGGTCGTTCCCAAGCAAACAAGATGGCAGGTGCTCTTACAGGTGGACGTGCAGCAGACCGTAACCCACCTCCAGCAGATAAGTCTAAAGATGAACCAGGTGGATATGGTGACATGTCTAAGTACACTGGTGACATCTATGCTAAGAAGTTTAAGCCAGGTAAGACAGTTCCCAAGCAACTTAAGTTTGGCAGACCTTTCGGTAAGTATCAACCAAGAAACATCAAGTTTGATGACATCAAAAAAGCAGGTCTCGATTGAGACTCAATTTGAAACTGTATCATACGGCACCCTTGACAGGGTGCTTTTTTATGACTAAAATAACTCTGTGGAGTTTCAAGGTTATATTTTAGCCCTAAATACTTCATAATACTTTTACATAATGAGTAATTATGAAAATCCTTGGAAGTTCTTGGAACGAGATTTTGATAGCATTGATGTTGGGGACAACTTTGGGTTTGTTTACTGTATTACCAATCTCATCAACCAACGGAAATACATTGGGAGAAAGTATTTTTGGTCCTTCCGAACACCAAAAGGAAAGAAACGAAAGGTTAGAAGTGAGAGTGATTGGAAACGGTATTACGGATCATGTCCAGAATTAAAAGAGGACATAAAAAAATTCGGTAAAGAAAATTTTAGTAGAGAAATAATATCTTTACACATAACTAAAGGTAAAGTAAACTACGAAGAGACCAGGCAACTTTTTGTGAATGGTGTTCTTACTGAATCCCTTGACGACGGTACACCTAGATACTATAATTCTAATGTCTTAGGACGTTACTATCGTAAGGACTATTTCAATGAGCAACAGTCTGGAAACTGAAATTCTTTGCAATACGATTATTCAAAGTCATATTGACAGAATGCATCAGTTATGTGATGATAAAAAGTTCATGGATGCAGAGTGCCTTTACAGTGAGATTCAACAGTGGGTTATTGAAAAAGAAAATCTAACAGTTCTTTCTTTGCCTTTAATTCCTGCTTCTGAATTTGAAGAATGAATAGTGCGAGTGTGGTGTAGCGGTAACATGCGAGCCTTCCAAGCTCTTGTCACGGGTTCGATCCCCGTCACTCGCTTACGTAAACATACAGAACAATGATTACAGTAAGATGCAAAAATTGTAATGTCGAGTTAACAAGTACAAGTAAAGTACAATGTTGCGGTTGTAACAACCAAATGATGATTGTTGATGATAAAATAGGAGCAATAGATCTCGATAACGTTGAGATTGTTGATAATTCTTATCGTCAAAAGCAAGTAAAGAATGTTCTTAATGCTGAAGACCTTAGATATCAAGAGTCTCGACGTGCAAGAAAAGTAAAAAGAATAGACTTTGAAGAAAGGTAAATCTCTTATACATACTTAATAATATTAAGAGATTAACACACTAAAGTCTCAATGAATATTTCTTGATAGTATATAATATTATACCTTCAAGGAGAAATAGCACATGGACAAGACATCCTATGAGAATTGGGTGAAGATAAAAACGGCTTTGGAGGAGTCAGGAAACACTGAAAATATGTTTTATCAACGTGCGTGTGTTATTGTAGGTGGTGGGGGTGACCCACTTGATATGAACTTTATTCCCGATGAGCCACAGGATGGAACAAATTAAACCTTCTCACTATGTGACGGAGGAGAAATGCCAGGAGATGATTGATGCTGCCATACGACGACATAATCGTAACGCTTCAATTGTTAGTTTTTGTGTTGGTTGGGTTGTTCTTGCACTTTTTGCTGAGGGTTTACTTCGACTCATTGGAGTGATACCACCACTATTACCATGGTTAAAAATAACACTTTAACTAGTAATGAATCCTGAATATAAGAGAGAGTTTTACAAATCTCTTAGAGAACGCATTAATCAACTGAGGATGCAACATTTATTTGAGGAACCATGCCCACTCTATGAACCAGAGTGGGAAGAAGATTACATTTGGGATTGTAGGTTAACTTATGACCACGATGAGGATGACGAATGAAATCTCAACTTACGTTACTTTTGTGCTTTGCACCACTAGTAATTATCTACATAGTAATGAAACTTGCAGTATGGTTGTCTGCGATTAGTACCGAATCGGATTATGTCAGAAAAGAACCTCTACGTAAACGAGGACCCTATTTGGAGAACCCGTATGCGGATGTTGACGAAGATGAAGAGGAATTTGGAGATCGCACAGATTATAGATGATGCTCTTGAGGAGTATTATTATGAAAAAGGTCTTCCCGTCCCCAATTGGAAAAGAAAACAACCACAATGGTGGATTGATTATTTAAAAAGTCTTGGCATTGATACCAGGAATCCATAAATGCTGTCAGCAAATACAGACATAAAAATATTATTTGCTAAAAAATGCACCTAGATACTCTAGGTTTTCATAATTTTAAATCAGGTAGGTTGACTATGAAGGTTGGTTTGATTGGTCTCGGTCGCATGGGTGAGGGCATGTCACGTAGAATGCGTCAAAGAGGAGACATTGAAGTATGGGGTTATAGAAGAAATTATGCCAAAGCAGAAGAAGCATTTGAAAAGGGATATGTTGACGGTGTATCAACTACGATTGAAAATTTAGTTAAAGCAGTCCATTCAAATAGAACAACAGGTGAAACACCTGGTGTGTTCATGATGGTCGTTCCAGCAGAAAACGTAGAGGATACAATCAATGAGTTATTACAGTTTTGTGTGGAGGGAGATATTATTATTGATCATGGCAATAGCAATTTTAAAGACTCTAGACGACGGGCAGAACGGTTATCTAAACTTGGTATCGCGTATCTTGACTGTGGTACTAGTGGTGGTGTCTATGGTCTGGAGCGTGGATACTGTCTTATGGTTGGTGGTACAAATTATGCAGTATCCGCTTGCAATTCAATCTTCAATGCACTTGCACCAGGTGTCGCAGCAGCTCCCAGGACTGATGCCGATGATTTCATGAAACCTTCTGAGCAAGGTTGGTTGCATTGCGGTGGTCCTGGTGCTGGTCATTTTGTAAAAATGGTTCACAACGGTATCGAATATGGAATCATGCAAGCGTACGCCGAGGGCTTTAATATCCTGCATGAAGCTAATGCTGGGGCAAAATACGTTGCTGAAGGGGATGCTGAAGTTGCTCCAATGGATAATCCAGAGGATTACTGCTATAATATTGATGTTCCTGAGGTCGCTGAGTTATGGCGTCGTGGTTCTGTTGTTGGTAGCTGGTTACTTGACCTTACCGCTGATGTTCTACGCAGGGATAGAGAACTTAGCAAGTTCGATGGGGGAGTATCAGATTCTGGTGAAGGTCGTTGGACTGTTCACGCTGCTGTGGATCTTGGTGTACCCTCTCCTGTCATCAGTAGTGCGCTTTGGGCACGCTTTGAGTCTCGCAATTTGGGTGCTTTCGCATCCAAGG